ATTTGGGGCACCTCCTATCGAAATTATAGTGACAAGAGGGCTACCCACGATACCGAAACCGTTTTGCCATGTCACTGACTGGAAGTAGCTCGCACAATTGCATCAACTAATCCTTTGGGGGCGGAAAAGTTGGCGGCAAATGAAACTTTGCCTCCCTGGTAATCAAGAGAGCCTCCGCCGTTGTCAAAGAAGCGCAACAGTAGTGATCTAATGTGCGCTGCATGCTTGGGATGCAGAAGTAGTCGCAGATCGGTGGGTTCTGCGAAGACAAAATGCGGCTCTTGATTTAGGTGTTGACGTGTGGCCTGTCCTCCAACACGTCTGTGCGAGCGAGAAGTAACATTACTTCCAGAGTTCTTATTGCCAGGTGCGCGCCTGCGCTGTTGGTTCCTGGGCTTATTTGTTTTTGGTTTGCCAGCCATACTTCTTAAGGTTAACCATACCCTTTTTGGCGGCAACCCTTCCATTCAAGATTATACGTTTCACATCCGGCACCAGCAGGCCATTCGCTGATGTGAGTCCAGATGTACGACGAACGAGAGCGGTGTGTGACGCTTCAATCGCCGAACGGCCGTATGAGGTTTCAACCATGCTGGAAGGGGCAAGAACATATTGGCGGCCGAGCCAACACATCCTGCATCTGATCACTAACCATGAGCAAAACTTGAAGGTCAGGTATATGAGACAGAAAACTATTGTAACTATTGTAGCAAGAGAGTGTACTGAAAATGCTGTTGCTGCATAGGCAAGGCAGGCTATAACACACAAACAGATCAGGCCTCTGAGGGCGGGTCTGAATAGCCTTAAGCAAGCAATTAGTACAGGACCCAGGGTGAATGCTAGTGTAGTGTACCCAGGGTCGGAGCAGATGGAACTCACCATGACCAATCCTCAACGTGAGCCTGTTTCTCGAGATGGGCTTCCCGTCCGCCGAGGATCACTTTCTTGACTTTGACAATTTGCTTACCCAATCGTACTCCTCCTCGATCTTCAATGAGGCAATCGTCGTGGTTAACGAACAATTTGCCGTCTTCTGAAATGATAAAGTTTGTGTGGCGTGTCCAAGCATGGCGGAGCGCCATAACATTTCGCGTCAACCTCAACGCGAACAGACCGAGGAAAATGGCCGCAAGCGGCAGGAATACGACAAAAGCAGGAGACTCGTAGTAGATGGCAGTCAAGCCGAGTCCTGCGAAGAAAGTGAAGTCAAGAAATGCTGCTGTAGTAGCAAAATAGTATGATAATAGGTGAGTAAAAATAGGGTAAGCAAGGTAGGTCTCAAGCACTACTGTGGTGTGATTAATGTTTACACCTGTATAATTTTTAAGATAATTTCTAACAACTACAAGTACATGACTATTGTTTCCAGGTTCACCTGTGGAGTTTTTATTACTTGCATTGAAAACAGGGGGAAGCCAATGTGTGCCATTTTGAATAGACAAAGCTCCACAAACACTTATATTTACAATATAAGACTCACTAATGAAGTAGCTGCGAAAGTTAGACCATAGAGTGGAGTTGTAACTGTAACCGCCTAATTCGGTCTCGCTCTCTGTCGCGCAATTGCCAACACAAGTAAGCAAGAGCAACGCTAGTGAAAATGATGACAAAGGTTGGACCGAACCGATCAAGGAAATTGCCGAGCTCCGTAAACATTTCATACTTACTTACGTGGAGCTCGGTACTTCAGGCCGAGAACCAACAGAAGAATGACACTAGCCCACCGGATAGCTCCTGGGTGTGAGGAGCGTACAGAGGGCAGCGTGCCGTTTACCCAGCAATAGTGAACAGTTTGGTTAACGACCCTGAAGTAAGCACGGTAATGGTAGTATTGTGATGCGGCAAGAGCTAGGCAATGTGATGCTAGAAATGCAGCCCGATCAGTTGTGACCAGGCGAACAGTCTCATGCATTGTGTAATTAAATTGCCGCAAACAATCATCGTGCTCAGATGAGGCGGTTAGACTGGTGATGTTTTCACTTTTGAGTTGGAAACAAATTATACACTTAGGCTGATGGCTGCTAGAATTAGCATTACTAATGGCACTGGGTGTAGATACAGATACTGTAGTGGTGTTGGATCCAGCTGCTGCGATGAAACATTGCAGTGAAAGCAGTAGGAAGTTTCGTTGTAGGTTAAACCTCCTGCTGTGCAATTGAAAAGCAGAGGTAAGTGCTGGAAGTGTGGCCATAGCCTATACACAAGCTGGGTAAAATTATTCTGCTTAAGAGATTGATAATTTGAGGCTCTGGTGGTATTTATCTCGATCTGCATGTTGAGACCAAGCGTGCCAAGGCCCGTTGGCAAGCATACTTGAGCTGTAATGTTATTATCAAAGCAGTGGACAGATAGCACATTGAGAAAGAAGGTGAGTGCGAGAGTCCGAGGGCCCAAAGAGGCAACTGCCATGTCGTGTTGGTTTCCAGAATGTGAACCAACTCCGAGACGTCCTCGCAGTGCTTGAGTGAAGCGAGGTGTCGCAAGGAGAAGGTGTGGTTGTGTGCAAATTGGATGGGCCTGAAACGGCAGATGTTGATGCTGTAGTGTCTAATGAGAATGGGCCTGAGAGCCAAATCATAAACATAACGAGCTAGAGAATCAGAATCAATCTGCGCAGTGGCTGTGAAGTAGCTATGGTAGAGCTCTGTATTGCCTCGACACTGGCGTAAAAGGGCTAGGCGTGATGGCACGCCTTGCAACGACTCTTGCGCCGCAGGTGATGGTCGAACGAATGACCATACCAAGGAGCTTACCAACAACGAGCGCAGCAATGATGATGAGAAAGTAGACAACGAGGTCAAAGATTGAGGTGAGTAGCTCGTGAATGGCATGCTGGAAGGCGTTGACAATATGGGAAGTAATACTACCCATAGGCCCTAAGAATTGCTAAGCCAGAACAGACAATGGTTAACCACCTGAGCGCTCCTGGAGAAATGAACCAAGGAGTTGGAATATCCTCGTAGCTGTATGAGGAATAAGTGGTAGAATTCACACATAGCATGGGCTCCTGATTTTGACCTAACACAAAGTAGGGGTATTGACCTGCCATGCGCAGGTCGAAAGCTGTGATCAAGCAGTTGGAAAAGGCAAGTAAACCAAAAGCAAGTTCAACACCCTTAATGTTGATGTCCACATGTTCACCAGCGTTTAGAATTTGCCCAATTAATGCAACCTCATCACAACTCTCCCCGTATGCAAGGATCTGAGCATTTGCTGGGGGTTCATAGTCAGGTCTTTGATATGTCTCCGAAATGGTGCCTTTTCTAATTTGGTTAAAGACCGACCAGTACGAGAATGTTGTGTGGTTGTGGCCGAGACACGCTATAAGCGTGCCATTGCAAGAATTAGTATGCTTAGAATGAACGGCCGAAACAGCTCTGCTAAGTACAAGTCCGATTGCACAGCAAAGGTGAAAGTGGGCAGCTCTGTAGAGTTTAGTGGTGGAGCGCCCGAAATGCATATTCTCGTACCGTTGGATAAGGTTGTTGTGTTAATGGACCTTGAATGGTTAGTGCCTGACTGAATTCCGAAGACTTCGGGATAAAAGGCAGTGAGGGCAGTTAGCATGTAGGAAACATGCTCATGAGACTGTTGCAAAGGTATATTAGCATAAACAGAAGCATTATAATAGCGGGCTGTTTCAGAAACTTTTGGGTATGACCAATAAGATCCAGCTTGAGCGCCAAGGATGGCGCAACCCATGTGATTGTCCACAGTAGCACGTTGATTGGGGATGTAAATCACTTCTTCAGTTAAGTTGACATACTCAGGCTTGCACACGAGCGCTGAGAACGTGATGTTGAATGTGAGGTTGGCTACCGGAAGAAAAAAGCAAAAAGACGTGGGTGCCGGATCACTAGAATTATTAGTAGTGTTATTGGCGCACACAGAGTGGCAAAAGCTGAGGCATGTTGTAAGGAGACATAGAAGCCACCATGGAGCCATTTGATAGAGCTAGGGCCAATATTAATGGTCAAAGACACATCAGTCACATTGAAGGAAGTGTGCTGTTTCTCAAGTTGAGCCAGAGCTAGTTTATGCTTTATAATGCGAAGGCAAATGCTATTCTCCATCAAGTCATAAAGCTGTAGCATACCAACAAGTCTGGATGGGGGGTCGGGTATGCCGGCCGTGATAGGTTCAGCATGCCGCTTTGCAGTACATTTCGGGTTGTCGTGAAAGTACTGTACCCAATTGCTGCGACCTAAGGCAATGTCTGGCGCAGCGTAAATGCGCCTCAGCCAACCTTGATAAATTTCTCTGAATTGACTGCGACCGAGGATCCCGAAGGGATGCTTGACCGTGGGGGCCAAGGTCGTGTGGCAGTCCTTGTATAGGTCGTCAAACAGCCATTTGATGTGTTGTTGGTCATAGTACTGCAGGTGGTGACGGAGAGCAAAGAAGTCCAGGGAGTAAGTAACTGGAAGAACTAGCATCACAAGCAGGGGTTTTATGTACATGTTGGTTTAGCAAGCAATTCGCACTGCTTCATGAAGTCCGCCTCGGACCAAGAACAGTCGCAGACGCGCTTTCCAAAGGTATCCGTCAGTGAGGCCGCACACCCACAGGCTGTGGGTGAAAAGTGGAAGTTTGCGGTGCCTACGTGCAGGTTGTACCTAGGGATGCGAGCCAGGGCAACTCTCTCGTTCACAGGGTAGTCTCCATATGAGTGCGGTTCAGCCAATTGCTTATAGAAGTAGACAAAAGTTCTAGAAGTGCCTAGCAGAGATTCCTCCATATAGGTGACAGCATTGAGGAGAAGCCACTTATCACTCATGTCATCAGGGTAGGAGGTAGAAACCAACAAGTTGGAGTTGCAGTCCCATTTGGTCACTCCGAGGTCTGAGTGTTCATGTGCCTTGAACGTGAAGCGACGATTGCAGTTCGCTGGGGTGACATCTTCACCAAGGTAAACTAAGCCTTTACCAGACACGCCTCCCAGGCGGGTTGAGGCTTCAACGAGAGCAAGTGGGTTGAGACTCTCTTGGAAATACATGGTTGCGTCTTTCCAGACCATGAGGCGGCACATTTTGTTGTCTATGTTTACCTTGTAGACCTTGGATTGAGTTGATGGGGTGGTGTAGTCAGCGAGGAATGGTAGGTAGACGTCAGTCACGGTGCAGCAGGACTTGAAAGCTTTACCGGGAGCACTAACACCAACCTTAACCACTGCGTCTCGCGGCAACTCTCTTGGCAAGTAACGGGAGGTGATGTGGTGACATCCTCCGACTGTGGTTCCCTTTGTGTCGCCGATGAAGGCGTGGGGATGAGTGAGTGCAAATTCTCTCTCTGCTTCATCAAGGTAGTGGCGCACGTCAAGCTCAAAGCGACCAGTGCTAAACAAACTAGGCTCGATTGGAACAGCCTCACCGTCTAGAAACTGCGTCATCCAGTATGAGACAACTCCGGGCGATCCCAAGAATAGGGAGTTACCAACGTAGTAGCCTGCACACGTGGCTCGCTGTGATAGAGGTGACAGTTGGGTAACTGAAACCACTAGACGGTTGGGCCAATCCGTTCGGTTCTTGTTCGTCACGACCGGCCAGTGTGGAGCGAGTGCTTCAGGAAGTTTGTAAAACTGTGGAATGTCAGGAGAGAAGTAAAAGCCAAGATTGTGGGCAACTCTGGGCAGGGGACCAAGGCTCCCTGACTCAAGGCAATCTACATTAAGGGGTGAATTTAGAAGTTGATTCTTGTCCTCAGGTGTCCGTGGGTTGGCTGTAACTAGTAACCCAGGGAAATCTTGAGCGCTGGCAGTGACTTTGTCATTGATGCGGACCAGCACTTTGCCATCGACTACGAAGGCATGTGGCTTCAAACCTAAGGAACAGGGTGGCAGTTTGAAAAATTCTCCAAGTTGTTGATGGGGGTCATAAATGTAAAGTCTGTCTGTGGCGCGAGTGATTGCCACCAGTGCGCGCGGAGCCGTGAGGCTCTTCCGTGAAGGAAGGTAGACAGTGACTACAGAGCGTGTCATGCCCTGTGCTGAGTCAATTGTGATGGCATCCCCGATTCGATCCCTGTGGTATGGAGTCAAAACGAGGCCCCTCGGTTCAAACTTGGATTGATAAATTACTTCCGTGGGAGTAGTCCTGTGAGTAGACAACTTGTCACGGTACAGATGAGCTATAGCCTCAGTGATGTTTGGGCCAAATCTGTAAATCACATTAAGTTGGTTCTTCTTCATGAGGCTGAAGACAAAATTTACTTGCTCAAAGCCTACAGGCTTGAGCTGAAATGGGTCTCCAATAGCTGTGATGGGTGTGTGAGTAAGCACCTTGAGCAGGTCGAAGGGATTGGCGTAGCACGCCTCATCCACAAATGCTTGTGCAGCAGGGATGTAACCGCAGGACAGGAGCCTGAGGGTAGGTCCAGAATTGGATGGAGTACCATAGAGGGACTCGTCTTGATTCTTTGGGATGACAAACCTAGCTGCAGGAAGACTCTTAGAGTAGGCCATCAGTGAAGCATGAGTGGGACAGTAAACCACAGAATCATCAGTAAGCAGTTTGGAGATAGCTGTAGTTTTGCCGGAGCCTGGAGGTCCGACAATGAATGTTGAGAGAGCAGCATTCTTGAGAGCTTTTGGAACTATAATGCCGCTGCAGGTACTGGGTAACTTCTTCATCACGTAATTGCCGTCGGGGAGGTCGACTGGGCAGCCACGTGGCTCGCGCCGAAGCACGATGTATTTCTTCTGGAAAGTGTAACGCCCTGGAGCGGCGTCGGTCATCCCGTCAATGACGTTGACAGTGGTGAACTGTACGTCGTCGTAGGGATGCTCTTGGAGAAGCTTTGAAAAGTCATCATTGGAAGGTACCATGTCAATACTACAGCATTTGCAAGTCTTAGAACCAATAGGGTGGTCGCAAAAAGGCGACTTCACAGAACACTGAGGATGAACGTGCCTATGAGCACAATAAGCACACAGCAGCAGGCCGCAATTGGCAGTAGTGGCGGCCGTAGACATGCAGATTGAACACATGTCTTGCTTCCCTTCTAATTGATAGCCTGAGACGCGCATATAGAAGTCCCTGAATGTTGGAGGTCCGGGGAAAACATATCCATCCTTGCGCGCGCATTCAGCAAGGCCAAGCACTAATTCTTCAAACCAGTCTCGTTCAAAAACTGACAACGCCGAAGCGTCGTTTAGGATTGCAACTGCATTTTGATAATATTGCTCCGTGTCCTTGGCTCCCATGTGGTAGGCGAGCGCTGCGAGCACTCGGTCCTTGTTTGGGACGAGCCATGGGCCGTAGAAGGTGCATCCTAGAAAACTGGGTTTGCTGGTGATAACAGTCTTGGAGGGGTCTGTCTTAAAACCCAATGCTAAGTCCAGATGAGCATTCCAATACTTGAAGTTGGGGAGCCCGGGGGACTCCTGCATGAGAACAAGGTCATCTGAGTAGACGACAAATGGCTGGACAGCAATTAGGTCTTCAAGAGTCAGTCGACCCTCAATGTACATTAGCGCGACTTTGTGGCCTTCCTTGAGAGCTGACAAAATCATGTGCTGTGTGTAAAGAATGAGAGAGTAGATGGTGTTTGAAATGGAGGTAACAGGGTCACCAGAACTAAGTCCGCCACGCTTGGTGCAGGCGGAAGTTTGAGTCACAAGAAGATCATGGCAACAGTTAGCTATGTAAAGAGGCTTTAGATGAGAGCAACAGCCTAATTCAAAGAGCAATTCAGTGGCAAACCAGCGCACCACGGCAGGGGTTGATCGATCGCACGAAGCGAGATCAGTCTCCATGCAGACGCCTTGCGGATAAACTTGCATGGGATTATACTTTGATTTGCCAAGACAGATGGGAGTGTCCTTACCTGCAAGCTGGAAAGCTTGAGTCACGCCGGAGAGGCCGGCGCGGATTGCAAGGCTGATTAAGGCATTGGTCCCGAGGATGGTTCGGGTCTTAAATTTACTGCAGAATTGCTTTTTGAGCGTCACTGGGGTGACGGATTGCCAAACTTCTTTTGCAGCACGGGCACAAATCTCATTTATGTCAGGAAGTGCTTGAAGCATCTTGGTTGAAAAGCGTAGACCATTGATGCCAGCATGGGAGTCATTTGAGGGTACGGTGGCAGGTGTAAAAATGGCAGGCCGATACCCAATTTTTCCAATTATGTAGTTCCTGACTATGGCTAACACTCCGGGGAGGATGAAGCCTTGGGTAGACAGATTGAATTTGGCGAGATCGGAAAGGGCACCAATCTCTGTGCCGTGCATGGTGTAATAAGTGGGGCAGTCTGGACGGTCATCCAGATAATCAAGGACAGTCTTGGGGAGGGTAGGAATGTAGATCTCACCACCCAAGGGTTGGGTGGTGGCGATTTGCTTCCCGTCGGAAACAACAGGAGCGACATGTCCTTTGCAGATAGCTGTAGTCAACAACCAGGGGTCACTGGATTCCGAGACGGTGGTGGTGGTGATATCACCGAATCGGGTGTTGAGGAGCTTGTTGCCTACCCGGTAAGGATCCCCTCGAACCGGGTGCATTTTGTAGGGCAATGGGTATGCGGGTGCGTCACCTCGACGTGCACTGCACGCGGCAATGATCTCAGCTGAAAATTTGATTAGGTCTTTCGAGTGAGGAGCCTCGAAGTCCCACAAATAGCCATCGATCCCTTGATCGCCGGGACCGTGTTGGGCAATTGTGTGTTGAGCGTCAAAGCCTTTCGTGATGACATCAAGGAGCGACGGAGGGTGCTTCCGCATGAGGAGATACCCATCGGCAAGTCGGGCAACAACTGGTTGTGGTGTTGGAGAGAGGCGAAGAGTTCTATTTGCCTCCTCTGGTGATACAGCTTTCAGATCACAGCCGTTGAATGCTCTTGTCCGGCTATGATGGTCAACGATTACAGCCTTGTCCAGTGTTACTACTAGGCCGCTGCGGTCAGCACTGGTACATCCCGCAGCGGTCAGCAGTTTAAAGCTTGCTGAGAGGCAAGACCATTGAGTTTGCCAATTATGGTTTGAAGGCGTCGCTTGTCCGCCTCTGAAAGGTCAGTGGACAGGCCAATCATTGTGGCTGCAGAAGCAATGTCAACAGGAGTAAGATTTTGGACTGAGGGGATGGCACTTTCTTTAGTGATCGGCTCGTACCAGACGTCGCCGGAAACTTTATCCCAATATTTGTCATAATGAGTGCCAGAAATCGTGATAGTCCCAAGCTTTTCAGAGTCCCTTTTCTTTTCTTCATTGTCGCGCGTACCCTTGGAGATGCGCGCGTCATTCTCTGGTTTGAATTGGGGGTGGTCAAAACAAGTTTTACCATTCACAGTCAGATACTTCTTTCCATTGTGTTCAGTGGTACTCAGGAGGCTAGCCTCGACGACTACCTCAACTTGGCAGAGTGTGCATAGGGTACCAGCCACTGTTTGTGACCTGATGGGTCTCACAACATACTCCTTGTCGCCGCAGTATGCAGGACTGATTGTGCCTGGGGCAGCACCGAGGAGGATCACAGGGTCGCCCGGTTTGAGGGGTTTGCTGGTGCCGACTAGGAAGTCTTCGAGACAAGCTAGGGCACGCTGTGCGGCGGCAGTGGCGTGAACACTGGTCAGGTGAGACCTGAGCCGTCTTGCATTGGTGGAAAGAATATAATCATCAAGCGCCCGCTGGGTGTTAACAGCGGCAACGACTGCTTTGCAATCAACCAGTTGCTCGACAAAGGCAAGTTCGTCCTTACTCAGACTCGTCGCTAGACATGCGGATAGGCTCTCTGTTGCATAGCCCGTTGAAACACCCTGTCGGATGCCTTCATGCACGTAGCGAGCAAGGAAAGTTGGGTCGAATGAGCCAGTGCCGGAAATGATTGATCCCAGTTTGGTATGACCAAAGATGTCAAGGATGATACATGCCAGAGAAACAACACATCCAATTGAGAGACCAATGACAGGGTCATGGTTGACTCCCATAACATAGAAAGAGCAATCTCTGAGGGCCAAATCAACATTGCCAACAATTAAATAGTCATTAATGAAAGCAGCAATACCAAAAACAACATGCACTAGGAGGGCTGTAGTATTGCGGTTCAGAGCACAGATGAGCAGCCTAATGAAGAAAACCTTACCTGCAAGAGGGGTGAGGATGGCTAGTGCAAAGAGGCAAAAGTTGAAGAGAGCACGCATAATGCAGCGCGGAGCAATCTCGTTGATGAGAAAGAACAAAACCACAAAGGGGATAACAGAGGGAAGAATGCAGTACTTCCACAAAACTGCTGCTACAACGAGGAGCTGCAAGGTGCTAAGGGAGCCTTCATACATCAGAGATTGGGAGAGCAGATTAGCCAGCGCACTGGGGACCTGCTCAGTGTCACGGACAGCGCCGCGTGGGAGAGTGGTGGGCACTCCGACCAGGGATCCGTCATAATGTTGAGCTGCGAGGCACAGAGACACACCTCCGCTGACCAAAGATCCATCCGATCTGCTGTACGCACCAGTCCCGGCAGCGTCTGATCCTGTGTGAACACCTACCAACCGGCCTTCAGGAGTAGTGATGGGCGATCCGCTATCGCCAGGGCCGGAGAACACAATGCAACCCGTGGGGGTGACAAAACCAGTTTCTACGCCATTTGCGCAATACCAATATGCGCGCCCGATGTAGTCCTTGGGGGCAGAGACGTAGTCAGGGAATTGACCAGGAACATTGACTTCAGCTTCAGCATAGTCACCACAGCATGTGAAAGTGGCGTTGTAATTCTGAGAGGCAAAAGAAACTACAGCAGGCCCAGTACCGCAAACGTGGGCGGCTGTGACGCAGACGGTCTTGCCGTTGCGGTTGAACAAACCACCAGAGCCGGAGGCGGCTCCATGAACTGAAACTGAGTTTGGCGCACAATTGCTGTTCCTGAATGCTCCTTCAAAAATGAAGCCGGTGTTGTCGGCCATGAAGAGAACTGGTTTTCCGGTAAGGGCAGCCCTGCGAACAGCTCCAAAATAGGTGTTTGGGGGAGCATTCGCGATCGCAACCGAGTCGCGGGGTGACTTGACGACACGGTGGATGTCATATGGTGTCACGAGGCCGAGGGTACCTGTCTGATTACCGACGTACCAGGCGACAAGAAGCACAACCAAGATGACGAAGGCGCAAATGGGGCTGAGGAGCATAGTGGTGCAGATATGGAAGACGAGTACCTTGATAGACACAAATGGTGCAAAAGCAAGAGCCAAACCAACCCGAAGGACGTTGACAGCATGACTACCTGGAAGCAATGCAACTAACAAAGTAAAACCAGCTTCAATCAATGTGGGGAAGTGATACCACAAGACAAAGACCAGGAGGAGAAGTACAATAATGTAGGGAGCAACAGGGGTTAGGTCAAGGGCTCCAAAAACACTCCTGGAAACACCATTGGGCGAAAGGCAAATGTCGCCACGGCAGATTCCTTGGGATTGGATAATTGGCACTCCGAAGGAGGACTTGCAGAAAGGATCAGAAGTGGTGATTCCACAATGAGACGGGCTCTGAAGGTACACGCCAAGACACACGCATGCAATAACGTAAGCAGCGGCGAGAGCAGCTCGAGGGACGATTCCTCCGCCTAGACGGCGGGTTGCTTTGAGTTTGAGGATGGTGAAGGCATCAGGCCGTGGGGTGTTCATGGCCTTGAAGAAATCGCCCGAACCAAGCACCAGATGGGAAACATCACATCCAAGCTCAGAAAAGAGAGTGTAAGTAGTGGGGTCTACAACAACTACCTTCTTGTTGTCAACATCATATGGAAACAGGGGGTTCTTAAAAGGCAATTTTTCAACTTTCTCTACTTTGGCATTATTGAATGGTCCAATGGTGCCACGCGCGCTGAGCACGTGGATGGCCTTTACAGCTTCACTTGCACATGAGGGGAAGGAAGCGCAGGTTGAGGGTGTGACCTTCTTGGGGTCTACACGGGCACACTCAATAGTGGCTGCCGCTCCTGTGGGGTTGATGCAGCCTTGGTAACAACCTGCATAGCCAGTCGCCATACGAATGATATCGATTGGCGGGGCAGAGAAAGTGTCACAGATATCCAATAATGTAGCACGAGACACACGGGATGCAGGTATCGTGCAAAGGTGAACCTCGTGGGGGGCTGTACGAATACACCGCCCAAAGCACCGAAGGCAAATTCCATTAAGAAACATGAGAGCAAGGATGAGGACAATATCAGCCAAAAGAAGCAAGCAGTGTATATAGACACTGGCTGCGCCAGTATATATGAAATTTCTAAGTAGTGCGAACCCAACGGTGAGAAGACCTGGTGTAACATACACAGGAGCAGTGGTGGAAAAGCGCAGACGAAGGTGGTCGATAGCACGAAGGCACTGATCGTCGTCAGATTCACAAAGGGCACGCTCCGAGCCCAAGAACAAATTAAGTAGAAAGATGATGCCACAAACCACGCTGATGAGGCGAGTTCTTGCTGACTTAGGGCATACAAGTAGCGGGATAACCATGAAGATTGTGGCAAGGATGGAGCGATGATAAGTGAAGACCAAAGCAAGAGCAACAGACAAGTAGGCAACCAAAAGACGCCAAAGAGAAACAGGTTGAGTTTGGCAATGAAAGAAGGCAAGGATGTGGGGTAGCAATCCAAAAACCCGCCCGCTCGGGTCATTGAGAGCGCTGATCGCGTCTCGGCAGGCACGTGCGCACCATGTACGCGCAGTTTTGTACCTGGACTTTATGCCATGGGCGTCTTTCTCATCGCTAGGTGGTGGCGATGGGTCATTGACTTTCTCAGCCTTGGCAGGCTGGGCAGTACTTGATTCTTTGGGTTGTTCAGGGGGAGCAGTGGAGCTCTGAGGTTGGTCTTCAGTGACGACCGCCGCAAGTGGTGTGGCGGCCTTGCGCTTGCGAGGAGCAGGTGCAGGCTTGCTGAATTTGATAAAGTCTGCTTCGCTGTTGGGAGTGACAGCAGTAACATATGAGTGAGGGACCGAGGCAGATGGGTTGCCTTGGCGGTCCACAATCCCCAATAGCTGCACGTCGCTGCTCCTGTTCTTGATGACGTCAGTGGTGACGTTGAAGAACTCTTTAGCGCTGTTGAATCTATTAAGCAGTGAATATGAGCCTGTAATGTCAAAGGTGCAATCCTCTTTCTCGACTCCAGGGACAGACCCTACCACGCTGATGCAGAACCCGCGGCAACACACAGGAGACAGTAAAGCCGGCCTTTGTGGGTAATGGTCAACCACAAAATGATTGTCCACGAGGCGGATGACATATCTAGCATGGTTGCAGGGAGCAATAGCGGCAGGGGTCCCGGAGGTGATCAAGAATTCTCCTAAGTCATCAGAGTCAGTCCACTGTTGAATGCCCCAGTTCACCTTTGGGCTTTGAGCAGGCCAGCATTTATTAATGACATGATGTTGAATGGCCGCAACACAGTGCACTCCACATCCACCATCCGGTGGAGGAACAAACGTTTCGGAGGGGAGGGAGGGGGTGTTGGGCACCCGAATCGCTTTTCCGCGTCTAGTCGACTTCTTGCACAGGACGTCGCGGATGGCAGGATTGGGCTTGAAAATGTCTTTGTCTGGAGGAGGGGCTCCAAAGGTGACTTTGGGCTGAGCCTGAGGTTGTTCAGTCAGGCTGGCTTCCTGGGCTTTAATGGACTTGTCCCAATCATCGCTAAGATCGGGAGTTGAGGGTGGCTTGAGTCCACCTCCCTTCTTCTTCTTCTTGCCATAGCGGACACCGAATCCCAGCTGATAGATCTCTCTCGTGTAGTCCAGTGGCATCACGGCGATGCGCGCCAGAAGCACTAGACCACGAATGTTGGTTGGGCCACATGAAATGTGGCGCTGGGTCACATCAAACCTGTCATGATATATATAATAGGGGCCTTCAGGGTGTTCCTCTACTTGCAGGTGGTTCTGCAATAGACGCCAATGGAGGTACGTGCCGGTAACACCATCAGTTGTCAGCTGAAGAGCAAGCATTGCACGTTGAGCCTCTTGGGTCCTAGAGAGTGGCGGCAGCAGGTGCAGCCAACAAAGGCCAGGCAGGTTTGGATCAATGGTGATCGGTGTGTCAGGGGAAATGGTCTTAGACTTGGCGCTTCCGCCGAAGTAGACTTTTCCTGGAAATTTGAAGAGTGGGAAGGGAGAGAATTCATTGTAGGGCACGACTGAGATGCGTGCCAGCAGGTGCATCCCTTCAGGGATAGGCTTACTAGCCTCCTGCACATGTCCTAGCCAGGAACCCTTATGGAATAGCAGAACGGAAAACGGTCCATCGGTGTCATAGATGAACTTCATTCCGTTGATTTGTGCTCGGCGTGAAATGTATTTGCCTTGCACCCCGATGGTGAGTTGGTAACCAAAGGTTTGGGCGATCCGTTTCTCGTTCAGCGGGTCAGGAAAGAGCTGAGTCCAGCAGTCTCCATGATCAAAAGCCAGGCCTAGGTGATCTTGGCACTCCACTCGTAGTGAGTGTCCAACTGACCCAAGCCAGCTCTTGTAAGCAATGAAGTTAGCCGGAATACTCTTGATCACTGCGTCCGCAAACTCGATACGGTCCGCGCCAACCATGGCAACACCTGCCACGACACCGGGGGTCCACATCACGCACTGCTCAGTCTCAGTTATGGTGTTGGTGCCATATTGGTACATGTTACCTCCCAGTACAAAGTTGTAGGGGAAGCGCTCATCTACACGTTCGGATCCCCTATATAGGGGAGGGCGAACAATGGCATGAGTGGCTCCTTCGAAGAAGTCACGAGAGCAGTGGAGTGGAGAGCAATAGCCTACGGCACCAAAGGTTGGGCCGCATACTTTCACAAAAGCCAAGAATCCAGGCAGGAACTTTCTGATGTTCAAGGGGCCGATCCCACCAGCGCGGCACGCCTCACGGATCTTGATCTCAAGATCCCGAGGGTCGTTACTGGTGCCAGCCTCCAAGGCACAGAGAGTCACGAATTCAAGGGAGCAGGTGTTTGCGCCGAGCCCGGCGTAAATTGGTGCAATGCGAGCATCCACATATTGGGAAATGGGACCGCAAGCATTGACAACATCACGTGGTGTGGGCTGAGGCCGACGTGCGCATCCACACATCAGGCACACAACCCTCCCACTGAGCAGACCCACAGGCATGGTCGCCTTGCACTCGCACAGCATGGTTAATCGTTGGTGAGAGTGAGAGACCACGAGTGGCAATCAAGGGCTACTTGTCGGTATGGGGATTACCGCAAGCAGTGTTCAAGGGTGTTTCTAACCCAAGAACCGAGGCTAGAGCCGAACCAAGGAAGTGGAACGGGCCCTGCCCGTAACAACCAAAGG